CTGCTTGCATATAATAATTTAAACGCTCCATAACTAAGTTTGCAGTTACTGGTGCAGTTTTACTAATTTCCTGTATAGCCTGAGTTTGTTCCTCTGGCCCAAAGAACATTAGGGTTTTAGCATATTTTTCTATAACTTCATATGGGTCAATTGGGGAGCCTGCATTTTCTTCCATAAGTTCTTTTTCAAAAACTTCAGCTCTTAATCTTAATAGCTCGTCTTCAGCAGCTTTTTGCGCTCTAGCTTGATACCTAGTCATTATCACAGTAGCTTGGCCTTGAGCCTCGGCTTCTCTAATAGCTTTTTTAATTCCTTGATCAATCATTGCGCTATTTTCTTTAGTATTAGATATCTCTTCTTCGACAGCGGAATAACCAAAGTCTTGAAGAAGTGTAGACGCAGATAAAGCTCCTAATTCATTTAATTGTAATGATAATTGTTTAGATTGAGAGTCATCACTCATCTTAAATTTCTTCAATTGAATTTCGATTGAAGGGTATTTTAATAAGGTAACTATCTTATCGATAACAAAATAATTAATGAAATCTAACATATCTTCTCTATAAGTTAGGAATCCATTTTCTACAATACGTAATGAAATAGAAGAACCAGTCCACGAAGTTCCACCTTTAATAAATTCTACAGGAACTCCAATACTGTTAATAACGTTTTCTTCTAAAAATTTCATTTCAGGAGTTAATAATAGAGATCTAGCATTTCCACCAAGCTCTTGATATTGAACTGGAATAGGAAAAATACCTACATGGTTAGGGTCGCTTCTCCATTTTTTAACTTGCTCTTCAATATTAGCGCGCCATTTCCCTAAGTTCATCATAGAATAAGGATCCATAGCGCCTGTATTAGCTGGCGATATTAATTTTTTAGGTACAATATGGTCATTAGCTATCGCTTCATTACCACGTTTTAAAGTTTGTTGGTAATAAATTAGTCTAAGAGCGGCTAATATACGAGGTTTGCCCCATCCCATATCTTCCTCTGCTAAAGTAGGAGCTTTAAAATGATATAAATTATTGTTATCTAACATAATTTTTTTCTTTTTCTTTAAAGCTTCTAAGAAGACTGCAGGTATATCTTCTAGTATGGCCATGTTCCCTACTAAAATTCCTTGCTTAATCTTATTAGGCATTGCATAATAATAACGAGCATTACCTGATATAGGGTTATAGTCTATATCAATATTTTCAGGAGACCATCTAACGAATTTTAAACTACTAATTGTAGTTAAAGGTTCATCCTTAATATTCATTGGAGTTTCGTGCCCACACTTTTCACAGATAGCCTGGAATACAAATTTCTTTAATTTTACCCCACGCATAGAAGCTATTTCTGCCTCTGTACCACAAACATTACAAGCTAAAAATCTCTTTTGCTTTAGAAAGGCAGATACAAAACAGTTACCATAAGTATAGTAATCTAAACCAATTTCAATTAATAAATTCTTTAAGCGTATTTCTTTTTTAAACGCTTTAGCATATAGCTCTTTTATATCTGGTTCAATAGAGGTGTCATATATAATATCCGTTATAGGATACTCAGTCATCTTACTAATAACATTTCGTAAAATTTCATTAGTATAATAAAAAGTTTTACAGAACTTAAATAACGTTTTTATATTTCTTGGTAAAAAATTCTGTGATAAATCAAAAAATGGATTAGGGTACTTCTTACCTTTATATTCATCTATGTCGTTTTCTGTTAAGTAACGTACTGGCATTATTTAATGTACTCCATGATTTTTAAATATTTTGCAGCCTGTATACCCAACCTATCCTCTTCAAGAGGAAAAGGCCCGCTGCCTGCTTTATCTTTTACTACGTCAAGCATAGAATCGTCTATATTAGCGAATGGGTGGAAAAAGGTATATCCATTATCTATAAACATAAATTTAATATATTGAGTCACTTCAAAACTAAGTTCTAAATTAGGATGCATATTTTGTATGATATCCAAAGCCTTCCAAATAAATTCAGGAAGGCATCCTTCTGTTTTACCTACATCCGGGTTAATACCATTAAGTACTAAACATACGTTCTCAAAGACATCCATGTCTTCGTAAGCCTGTCTAGTTTCCCTTAAAAGCTTTATTACTAACACTTGCTGTCTTTCTAAATTATTTAATTTAGGAAAAAGCTTATGTAAAGTTTCCGGCTCTATTACGCCTGGTATTTTTAGTAAGTCTTCTATTAACATTTTATTTTTTGAGTGGTTTTCTCCAGATGCTTTCACGCCATTTAGGTTTTACTATATCTTTAAATAAACCACCCTTTGGGTTATTTAATGCAGCTTTATTTTTATATAAATAAGAATCTAATCTGCCACCTTGTAACATTCGAAGCTTAATCTTTAAATTATAATCTTTAGGTTGCTTGGTAATATGTAATATTTTATTTTTATTTTTAGCAAAAGGTTTTGCCCAATTGGGAACCTTCATTACTGCGTATTTTTCAAATACATATTCTGCTTTATCCATTTTAATTCTCCTCTAACTGAGCTTCTACGTAGCATCCTCGTGCTACAGCAGTAAGTGGTTCGTCTACTAATTTTATCTCACTAATCTCTAGTGGAAATTGTTTTTGTTGAAATTGGTCCTTAAATACATCGATAAACCCATTAACCATTGAAGACCCTCCACCAATAATTATGGGAACTGCGTCTGGGAAATTAGGCATACTTGTAGATGCAAATTGATTTGCTATATTAGATAGTAAGTACCGTACCATAGCTTCATAATAAGTTTTTACAGCTTGTTGCTCTCTAGTGCGCTCTACGTCGGAAGTAGGGGCTATAGTGTAGTCTCCAGCTTCTTTAATATACTGAGCTTTAGCTGAGGAAATGCCACAATCTCTTGCTACATTTTCATCGATCCAATCTCCCGATTTAGCTACGCTAAACTCTAAGGTAGACATCCCCGCATACATAATAGCTAAATTACACATACCAGCCCCCATCGAAATAGAAATACCAGTTAACCCCGCAGTTTGTAATCCAGCTAATCCTAAAGCTATTGCTTCATTTATAGCTCTAGCTTCATATCCTAAAGAATCAATTATTTGTTTTAAAACATCTTCATGATAGTTAACTTCTTGGACTTTATCTATAGGTTTTCCAGGAACACAATATACTATGCGTTCTTTTTCTTTTTCTGCTTTCCCTACTAACCCTAATATAATTTCCCTTAATACTGGAAAAGCATCCTGTTCTGTAGGGTTTAATAACCCTTGAGACATAGGCCTACTTAATTCTTTATTACCAAAAACTTGGGCATATTCGTACGCTTTCTTACCTATAATATGCAATCTATTATTAATTTCAACGTATGGTACTTTTAATAAATTTAGCTGTCTAGTAGTAGTAGTAGTTTTATCAATAGTTAAAAAAGCATTACGTTGTAAACGCATACCGTTTTCATCTACAGCTACAAAATTACCAGTTCCACAATCCAATCCTTTCATTAGTTTAAGCTCCCTGCATTATTAATTATTTCATCATCTATACTTTTTGCTAAGTTTGAAGCCCCTACTTCATAATCAAACATAATTTTACCATCAACCTCTTCTATAGGTACTTCAAATTGTTCAGCAGGTATATACTCTGCTGGTTTTGATTTAAGCTTTCCCCGTATAGGCCCTTCGTCTGTTAAACCATATTGTATATATTTATCATTCTTAATATTAATTTTTTTATTTTTAATAACAAAAGCTTGATATAGAGAAACGGCCGCATGTATGAATACGGCTCCGGCTAAAATAATTATTTCCATTATAATAAATTGATTACGTCTTTTTTAATAGGGGTAGGTAATGATTCTAAAATATCTAAAGCTTCTTCACCTCGTAATTCGGAAACAACCCCATTACCAACAACAGCAGCTAAATCCATATCTGGGACATTAGCTAATTTTTCTCTCGTAACTGTCACTCCGTCTATTACTCTGGAGGCTTCCTTAGTAAAGGCCATAGTAGTAACCATCGGGTCTTCTACTCCATGCCCATACCTTCCTAGTAATCCTACCTTCTCATCAATCTTATATAAAGCTTCGGCAGTCTTAATGGCTCCAAGGTCATCAGCTTGTTTTATTAAATCATCATATAATGAGTGGCTAGCTGTGTCAGATTCGCCAATAAATCCTTTCCTAACTTGTATTAAATTAAAAAAGTCCTCATTAAATTCATCTCGTAATTCTGAATATTTTTGAATAGCAGTACCACTAAGTTCAATATCTATATCTTGGGCAGCTTCCATAGTATTATTTATAAATTCTATTTTCTTAACTGTGTCCATTTTTTGATGATGTGTATCAAAATAAGATGCTGCTTTTTTTACAGCTAACTCGGTATGTAAGGGATATTTTTTTTCTTCAGCCCACGCATACTTTTCAATTGATTCAACTACTTCGCTAGTTTTTTCTACAAAAGCTTTTTCATTAATAGTACGAATATCTAAAGTGTTTGGAACAAATTTATCAGAATGATAATTTTTTAAACCCTCAGGAACTTGTATACCATAATTAAAAGCGGCACATGTCAAGTTAGTAGCTGCAATTTTTACGACTTCTTCTGGTAACGAGTTTTTCTCCTCATCTAAGAAAGCCATATTAATTTCTACAAGTTCTGGGGTAGTAGTAGCAAATTTTTGCAATTTCCCATGACTGGGATGCCACAAAATTAAAGCTACATTGGATTCGGATAACGCTCCAAGTTCTTCAAGTGATTGTACATGAGCTGTCTTAACAGAGTCAGATAATTCCTCTACTACTTCAGCTAATTTTTGTAAGTCTTCGTTAAGAATAAAATCTGTTACGTCTAAGCTTCTGCTCATTAATTTTTTCATTTTTAGTGTCTCCTAAGAAAAAATAAAGTTTTTTATAAAGTTGATTAGGATATATCCAGGGCAAGCTGGCTTGCCAAAAGAATCATGTCCATAAATTTCTGTTTCATCTAAGTCTAGTTTTTCATTTTTTAAAAGAGTATTTAATAGTTGTTTTAAACTATGCAATTGCTCTTTAGTAGGGTGAGAGTCCATTCCTGAATGATCTACACCGTTAAAATCTCCCATAACTAGAATACCTATAGAAGAAGTATTTTGGCCTTTACAGTGCCAAACAATACTACTTAAGTTATTACAAAGCAACACTGAGCCGTCTTTCTCTATAACATAATGATAACAAATGTGAGGGGCCCCATTAGGTGAAATATGATTATTTTCTCCTGGAGTAATATGATAGTTATTAACAGACTCTGCTGTAGCACCAGACACTAACGCTTGATGTATAATTATTTTATTAATCCTATTAAAAGCTCTATTAGCCCATACCCTAGTTTCATGCCAGGGCAGGACACTAGTCATATCTTTTATTTCTAATGGAATTTCTTCCTCTTTTTTGAATTTAGTAAATATATTGCAAATATTCCACATGTTTTTTTTATTTTGGTTTAATTTAATTTAAAATTGGCAGGCACGGAAGGAGTCGAACCCTCATAACCGGCTTGGACCCCGGCATACGGTTTTGAAGACCGTTCCCATAAACCAAATGGGAATACGCACCCATACTTTTATAAGCTTTTACAACTCATACTCATAGGTATATAACTGGGAAATAGTTTATCTTCATGTTTCTTCGCTAACTTTGAGAGTTCTCTTTTAATTACAAGCTCCCCCTCTTTTCTACTTTCTACAGTCTCATCTAAAATATAAGTAGTTTTCGCAATATGATCATTTATTTGTATTGAAAAATTATTTGATCCCGCAATTGGGTCTATATGCCCTTCGAGAAGAGTACTCATTATTTAGTGTTAACTCCTTTCCATTTTTCCCAGCTTCTCATTCCACCAATACCTAGTAAACTAGTTACTAAAGGAAATAATACTGCCATATCTAATACAGGTAAAATAGCTACAGAGCCGAACAGTGCAAGTATAGCTCCCAAAATAGGAGCAAATACATATTGATACCCTAAGCCAAAGACACACACCCAGCCTATGAATGGGCGCCAACCTGCTACAAATATAGATTTATGAGAAGCTTCAGCCAAATTAATTTTCATTTGACCAGCATCCAACCACTTTTGCATATCAGCTTTTTCATCAGCACTTAATATGTATTCTCCTACAATATCAGCACCCTTGCCTAAAATTTCGCCAACCCCTGACTTGCCTAAAACAGATCCTAAAGCTTTGCTTAAAACAGACATTATTTATCCTCCGTACTTTCCTTAAGTAATTTATCCAATAACTCTATTTGACCTCTAGTATAGTCGTGAGCCTCTTTTTCTAAAACAATTTGAGTTTGTATATTAGTTATTTGCTCATTTAAATTATCAACAAGATGTTCTCGTTTTAAATTTTCCTCAATTAACTTCTCTCTTTTATCTTTTAAATCCATAATACTTTATTTTATTGGTTTGTATAATCTTTCTTTATTAAATATAACAATTATTAAGGTAAATATCAACTAATATTATGAAGTAGTATCATATAATCACTTCAAAGTTATAGTTACAGCCGCCGGCGCGGTAGCTGGATCTACTTTAATAGAAATAATATCACCTTTTGAAAATTCTGCAGAAAAATTAAAGTTGGTAAGAGTCTTTGCTGTGAGAGTTTGCTTGTTAGTTCAGCCCCCTCCTCCAGGAATAGCTCCGTTTATATATATGTCAATATCCGTAGTACCGCCAGTGGCGTCAGGATATACTTGGGCCACAAGTAGTTTGCCATCTCACGGAGCTATCATTTTAGTAGAATAATCAACCGCAGCTTGTTCATTTAAAGTTCCAGCAAGTGGTATGTAATATGCTGCGGCATCTGACGGCCAGTATGCGTGGGTTGAATAATGATCTAATAATCCTTTATAAGATATAGCTGCAGAGCTCATACTTTTTTTAGGAGTAATAGTTCCGCCAGTAAGATCAAAAGAAGAATGTAAATCACTAATTAAATCGTTATGTACTTGATGTCTAGCTACTAATTGGCTTTGATCTCTATAATAATCAGCGGCTACATATATACCCGATTCTGCTATATTATTAACTAGTATAACAGCTCTAACTTGCGGGTCTATATCATAGTATCCACTGGAAGTTAAGGTGTTTACAAGACCGATTCCACTAACCGTAGTAACTACATAAGGATCTATAAGCTCTAATGCGTCTCTAATAGTATCTACTTTAGTTTGTATATCACTTATAAAATTATCAAGAGTTACAGTAGTATTTAATAATTGATCTCTGAACGGAAGTCCAGATAGATAGTTAATACCGCTAATAGTTCCACTAATAGTAGCATTAGCACTAACGGCTTGGAATGTGTTAAGTTTTGTTAAATCTAAATATGCTATCATGATTAAGTTGGTATTTTTCTAATAATTAAATTTTCTCCAGAACCACCACTAGTTGAAGGGAATCAGATATTTGCACCATCTCACACAGCGTTTCTGATTCCAGCGTAAGCACTTCCTACGGGAATACTGCCCTCCTCTACCGCTGTTTCTGTATTAAATATGGTTAAACTAGCACTAGACGCTAATGTTAAATAGGCTTTTCTTCCGGCAAATATCCCGCCAGTTACCTGCGTAGATACAAGCAATGATTGCCATTGAAATGGAACATCTCCAGATTGCTTAAAACGCGCTAATGTAGGGTTAGCTGATTGTGATGCTCCATAAAAACATCAGACATCTATACCATCATAAAAAATCGGTTTTATTCCTCACGCAGGAAGAGAGGTATCTCAGGACGCTCCGTCAATATTATATTTTGCCATTTTACGAAGTCCATTTCAAGTACCTTGTTCCGCTGTTCAAATATAAGTACCATCATATAATATACGATCTGTTCACATTACCCCATCAAATCCAGCAATAGTAGCAGAGGAATCTCCTGCTATGCTATATTTCTCAAGAGCATTAGTGTCTCAAGTAGCTGCACCATCATTACACGATCAAATATTACTACCATCACATATTAACATAGAAGCGGCAACTGCTAGCGTATGAATGTGTGTATGTGTTGACATGTCGTCCGGGTCTACGCTAAACAAATAGCTTTCTTCGGTTTCGTCATCGATAATAGCCGTATAAAGCAGAGAGCCGTCTGTAGTAATTGAGTATAGTGCTGGATAATCTGTAGTGGAAGCTCCAGGAACTGTAATATCTTGAGAAGTAACTGTTTTAGTATGTACATTTATTTTATACATACGAGGAACAGACGATAATCCCAGTACATCTGTATATCCTCCACAGATAAATAAGTCTGTTTTAAGAAAAACCATAGATATAGCATCAAAGGTATAATTAGCTGGGATTGTAATAGTTATGTCCTCTATTCCAGCAAATGTGTTGTTTCCTAAATTAAAAGAATAGTTATGTTCAGGGATACTGGCAATTCTACCTGTTAAATGGCCACCTTTAAAGTATCCTCTTCCAGTTTTAACCCCAGCGTCAAATTGTCTAATACCATTATGTTCTGCTACCAGCCCATCCGTGGCATTTAGTTTTACGGTATTTAATCCACTCACTAATCCTATTTCGTTATTATCCAGATCAAAATAAGTAGATCCATCTAAAGAACTAATTTTTCCTATTGCAATTGAATCA